GCTTTAATAGGCGTCTCGATGACTGGGATCGGCTCGGGTACGGTGTTAGGATACGACATGAAGAAGGCCGCAAGTGTAGTCAAAAGAGAAAACGCAAGAGTCGCGAAGCTGATTGGAATTAATCCAGCAGCACGATGTACAACTGTAAAGCCTGCAGGGACGACATCTCTTGCACTAGGAACGTCATCTGGTATACACGCATGGCATAATGATTATTATCTACGCAGGATCAGAGTTGGTAAAAACGAAAGTATATATAAATACTTATTTGAAAACCACCCAATGTTAGTTGAAGATGAATTTTTTAGACCTCATGACACTGCTGTGATTAGTATACCACAGAAAGCTCCGGCTGGATCTATACTTAGAACTGAATCACCTTTTCAATTACTTGAACGTATAAAAAAGGTTGCTATGGATTGGGTTGTACCTGGTCATAGAAAAGGATCTAACACTCATAATGTTTCTGCTACTGTTAGTTTAAAACCCGAAGAGTGGGAAGACGCAGGAGAATGGATGTGGGTTAATAGAGATAGTTATAATGGACTTTCTGTTTTACCTTTTGATGGTGGCACTTATACTCAAGCTCCTTTTGAGGATATTGACGAAGGAACTTATATAAATAGGTTGCAACATTTAAAAGATATAAATTTAAAGAATGTTATCGAAACTGAAGACAACACTGATCTTAGTGGTGAGCTTGCTTGCGCTGGTGGTGCTTGTGAAATTAAGTAGTTGTAAAAAAATAACTCGTAATTGGAAAACTTTTACTATAAGAAAGGGAGAACACCGGTCGACTAGAGCTGTTAACTTTAGTAAAAAAACCTCATTTTGTTGGGCTATAGAATTTGATTCAAGCGCTGTTTATAAAACTGTAAACAGCTTAAATCAACTCGATGTTAATAAACTAATAGGATGGAGTGATTGTGGAGAAGATCATTTAGAATCTTCTATAAGGTTTGGTTGGAGATGGACGGATAGCTTAGAAATACATTGGTTTAAACATGAAAACGGCAACTTTAGTTTTGCTAAAATAACTAGTGTTGATTTATGTAAGCCATATAATTATAAACTACGTATTCACAATTGGGATTATGAAATGGAAGTAGACGGCGTTAAAGTATTCGTACCAAGAAACTGCGTAACACATAGAAGGAGATATCAATTATTTCCTTACTTTGGAGGAGATGAAACAGCTCCTCATGATATAACAATTAAAATAAAGAAAAATGTGTGAATTATGTGGAGGCTTCTGTGGAGGCTGTTAAATAATAAAAGGGAGGTCTTACGGCCTCCCTTTTTTGGTTACAGGAACTTTGGGTATGGTGCCCATTTTTTATGTTCCTTATTTAAAATCACTTTCGCTAAATAAATCACTATCAGAAGAGTCTTTAAATGACATCGTACTTGGATCCCATTCTAACTTGTTTTTTGTAGATGAACTATTTGTAGATTTTTTCTTCTTTTTAGGTTCTAACTGCCAAGTTGGCCAACCTAAAACGTTAGCTATAGATTGCCATGTATCTATATTATCTGCAGTTGCATCTTTTAAATTATTTATTTTACTATACATTCTGTCTAAAGGTACATTACTAACAGCCGTTATAACCTTAGCCATAGATTCATAAGCTGGATTATCTAAACTAAATCCTTTATCAAATACCTCTGCTCTACGTTTTTTACTATCAAAAGGATAAGCAGCAGATTTAAACCTAGATAACTTACTTTTTATTGATGGTGAAAATTCTAATAACTTATAATAAGCGTCGGTATACTCTGGTCTTTTACGTGCTGATCTTTTATAAATATCTAAACCTAGGTTTTTCAATACTTGAAGAGTTACCCCTCCTAATCCTAAACCTCTAAGAGAAGAATCTAACATACCATTGACTGTATCTATAGTCTTTTTATCTTTATCTTCATCGCTAAAATCATCACCAAAACCTAAAGCAAAAGCTCCTTGTTGTAACGCGTTAAACATTAAGTTTTGTAGAAATCCATAATAAATAACCTTACTTAAATTAGCTTTCATATCACCTCTACCATTAGCTATATCTTGTATAGCTCTTTTTTGTATCCTTGCATATTGCATTGGTGTATTAGCATATTGTAATATTATCCTACCTAAATCACCAGACTGTTGCATTGATATTTTACTAGGATCAGAAGACTGTTGAGACTTTTCAGACACTTGTCTAAATTCTTTCATAGCTTGTGCTTCAGCTTCCTTAACAGACATTCCTTTTTTAACAAGATCATTTATTCTGTTTCTGTAAAACATTGCACCACCAGATGCTATAGCAAAACTATCAGCAAATTTTGTAGGTAAATAACCTTTTTCTAATATGTAGTTTAAAGCTGCTTTAGCCTTGTTCTTAGATGTTTTAGCAGCATCAGCTATTTCAGATTCATTTATATTTAATTTTAAACCATTACGTCTGTCTTTTAAATAATCAGAGTTCATTAACTTAGTAAAATCTTTCCAGTATTGAGGTTGATTAGCAAAAGCTTTACCTGCCATAAGTGGATTATTAAAACTCCAATTAACAAAGTTAGCAGCTGAGATAGTTTGCAATAACGCTGATCTAGTATTAAAGAACATAGTAACACCCGTCGAGTTGTTTATATAATCCAATACTTGGTTGCTTAATCTATTACCTCCAGCAGTTCTATTACTACCGGATTTCATACGAGTAAGCATGTTCTCCATAGCTTCTCTATATTTTCTACCATACGCTGCTTCAAGCTTGTTCATATTTTCTTTACTAAAAATAATATCAACATTTTCTTTCCACGGCTGTAAATATTTAGCTCTTTTAGTTTTATTAAGAACTTCAATAAGATCTGTTGTTATAGTTCCTATAGCCCAATCTTTTCCTGGTGTACTATATCCATCACCTTTTGTTATTTGAAATATTTGATCCGCAAACGCTTTTAATTTAGGATTATTTTCTACTATATCGTTTAATTCTTTTAAATCAGTTTTAGACAACCCAGGTGCTTCTTTACCTTCTTTACCCCACATATATACTCTTACAGCTTGTTCATTAGTAAAACCAGACTTAGTCTCTTTTCTAAGGTCTGCTGGTACATCTAATTCTTTTTTAAGCGCTTTAAAATCATTCATTAAGTTAACTCTGTCTGTAGATAAATTCTCAGTAGCTCTAGTATAAGGATCAAATAAATTTTCTTGATAAAACTTTAATGCAGCTTCACCTTTTTTACCTTTAGGTAATGTAGCATATAATAACCCTAAGAAATCTTCAGCAGACGGTGGAATAAAAAATCTTTGCTTTCTAGCTTTATTACCTCTTATTTCGGCTTTAATATCTGAAAATATTTTTTCCGCTCCAATACCTGTTTTCTCTTCTAATATTTTATTAAACTCTTGACTTAGCTTTTCACTAGCATTCATTCTTGCTTGTTGTACTTGAGATTTAATATCTAATACTTCTAAAGCATCACGAACAGCTTTAACATTTTGAGGAGCATCATCAGCAAAGTAAAAATCATTATAACCTTCAGCTGCTTTACCAACTAGCCAATCAGCTTTTGCTTTACCAGTTGAGTTACCTAAACCTGTTATATTTTCTAATGGTATATCAATACCCATTTGTTTTAAAAACTCATGTATAGCAGGTGCTGCTTCAGGTGCTCTAGCTGTTAATATAAATATATCTCTTTCACCTTTCGCTTCTTTCATTGTTTTCATTAAGTCAAACAATGGACCTTTACCACCTTCAGTTACTTTGTTAAAATCAGAGAAGTCCATTTCCCAACCTTTATCTATAAGATCTAAACCTTCTTTAGCAAACTGTTCTGCGTTAAGTACTTTTCTCTTACCATCTTTAGTAGCAAACACTTTGTTTTTACTTGTACCAACTGTATCATCAAAGTCAAATACTCTAATTTTTTTAGGTTCTTTTTTAACTTTCCTAGCATTAGCTAAAGCTTTATCAATAGTATTAGCTTTTTTAACTAAGTCATTGGTAGACATTTTCTCACTTAAATTAAGAACTGGAGATTCACTAAGCATTTTGTAATCAGCTTTAGTAGCTTCTAGTCTAGCAGGCGCATCTTTAATAGTTAGATCCATCATTTCTCTAGCTTCCTTAGCGCTCATTTTACCTATAAGTTGCTGATGTATTAAATGGTTTTGTATCTCTACTATGTTAGGATCGCTCTCTAATTTTCTAGGTACCTCAACATTATATCTTTTAGCATCAGTCTCTCCAAACCTAGTTAGTTTGTTAGGATTTACATAACCACGATTAGAACCATATTCATTATACTTTCTAATATCTGGACTAATAACATCTTCCCATTTTCTTTTACCTTCTAAAGCTTCTTGTAATTGTCTTTCTAGTTCAGGATGTAGTTTATCTTTTGAAGCCCACTTAGGTAATTTAGAACCATCTTTAGCAAAATCTCTAGTTGGGTGATCTAGTATACTTCTAGAACTCCAAACTCCATTTCTAGGTCCCTGGTAATTACTAATTACTTCTTGAGTATAATTATCGTGTAACCAATCTTTTAAATTATTCCATGTTTTTCCATCTTTAGTTATGCCTTGTAGTAGTAAATTAGAGTAAGCGCTAAATGGTAACATGTGCTCTTCATATCTTATGTCTTTACCTATTTCTTTACCTACTATTGTTGCTAAATTTCTTAATGGATGAGAATTAGAATTAGGGTGCCAAAGCATGTAAGCAATAACATCTAGGTTTTTATTATCTTTTTCATAAGCGTCTCTAAAAATATCTAAAAATAAATCTTTTCCTTCTTTAATATCTTTCCAATCAGCTTTATTACCGTTTATTTTATTTTCAGGATTTTTACTTAAAGTTTCTGGATTAACAACTCTATCCATTAACTTTATTTGTTCAGGAGTAAACTTGTTATATTTTTCAGGATTACTTTTTATTATTTGTTTTATCTCTGTTTGAAAATCAGCAACCTGCATAGTTAATCCAGCATCTAAAGCTTCAAGTGTAGGCTGCATTTCTTTTACAGCTTTATCTCTAGCTTGTTTCTTTGTGTAAATTAACTTACCTTCACTATCTTTTGCTTTCTCGTATCTTCTAGTTAAATTATCAACACCGACTTCGTATTTTCCTACTAACGGAAACTTATCTTTAAATGCTTTTAATACATCCGCTCTAGAAGAAAATACACCTGATCCTATAAGTTTAGATCTTTTACCATCATAGAAAAAGTTACCACCAATATCAAGTAGATCGCCGTACATAACTTTTTTTATTCTAGGTACTAACGCCTTTGAACCTAGTAATTGAGGTATAGATTTTATTCCTTTTTTATTTAGCGTTTCGTTAAATATTTTTTCTGAAGCTTGAAACTTGCTTGCACCAGCTTTTAAATCTGCTAATAATTGTTTTTTAGGTATAGCGGATTTAATATCCATACCTTCTATTTTCTTTCTTACAACTGTATTAGCTATTTGATAACCTTCTAACTTAGCAACTCCTTTAAGTAATTGACCAATGTTTCTATCATACTTATTTAATTGACCAGCTTCTGTAATACCTAATTCTTTTTGTACTTTAGCTATAGTCTCATTAGATATTTTACCTTTAAACTCTGGTTTTAATTCCCATATAGCAGGTTGACTAGTCAAACCTTTAGATCTTTTACCAGTTTTATTATAAAAAGTTTTTAATACTCTGTTGCTTATTCCAGTACCGTATCCATATACATCCCTTGATACATCTAATTTTTCTAAACCAATGTTAGTCTCCATGTCACTAACGTTTGTTTTAGGTAAATTTTTAATAAAAGTTTCTACTTTGTTTTTATTAGAAAAAGCTTTTTGTATATTACCTGCTTCAGAAGGTTCTGGAATACCATCTTTAATTTTCTTAGCGTAAGTAAGATTTTTCTTTGGATCCATAATCTTAGCTTCAGGAACACCAAAAGCTATTGATGCGGCTTTACCTCCATAAGCTTCTCCTACTCCTTTAAAACCACCTGTACGCATGCCTACAGCGTCTGCCTCTGTAAAGTCTATAGCGTCTTCAATTTCTTTTGCTTTAGGTTTTACATTTGGAGCCTCTAATGGATTTATTGTTTTAGTATCTTTAGTAGTTTCAGCTCTACCTGACTCTTTGTCAATAAGCGCTTCTTCAGGATTTAGATCTTTAGATTCAGCATCAAAACCTCTTTCACCCTCTTTAGTAGGCTGTTCTAGTCTAATTTCATTACCTTCAAATTGACCTTGCTTAGCTTTATCTAAAGCTTGTTTAAATCGTTGAGTCAAACGTTGATTCATGAACGCACCAAATGGTATTCTTTTACCATCAACAATAGGCTTGTACTCCCCTAATGCTTGAGAAAACTCAGCGTTAAATGCAGATACAAACTCTTTTTCAGAAATTCTTTTAGATTTTTCTAAAGCTTGTATTCTAGGATTATTTGCTGCTCTATTAGCCCTAGCACTTATCATTGCGCTATTAGCTTTAGTTAATTCATCTTTAATTTGTTTTTTAAACTTAGGGTCTTTTATGTCTCTTACTCTTATATCACCACTCCCTTGATCAATAATTTTAGTTTCAATTTTTTCATTCGCATCCGAAGCAGCTTTACTACCTTTAGATACTACTTTCTCTGAAGCTTGTAAACCAGTTGTTTCAGTTTCCACACCTAAAGCATCTGCTTCACGCTTTAAAAACTCATTAATGTTTTTACTATTGTATTTACCACTCAGCACAAAATCTACAAACTTAATAGGATCGTTTAATGCGTCATTATACTCTTTTTCTGTAAGATCTTTAGTACTTTGTTTTTCACTAGATTTTCTTTGTGCCTCAGATTTTAAGTTATTAAAAGCACCATTTTCATTTAACTGTACAAATTCGTTAAGAAACTCTTTAAGTTCTGATAATGGTACTTCTTTACCTGAAATAATTTGTTCTAATACAGCGTCATTAAAACCAGGTCTTTTAGACATTTCAGCACTAACCATACTAAGTATACCTTTATCTTTTAAAGCTCCTATAAAGTTATCTAAATACTCTCTAGCTTCTTGCTCTGCTTGTTTTCTAGCTCCTTCTATATCTCTAGTATCTTTAGCTATAACTCTTGCTCTAGCTTCTATAGCTTCATCACCTATTCTTCTTTCAAATGGATGGTGCCATATTTCATGTACAGCTGTTCCACCAACATTTTCTCTAGCTGTAGCTTCTGTATTTACTAAAGCTATAGATTTTCCATTAACAACGCCTTGATAACCAAAACCAGTCGGACTAAAATTACCACCGTTTTCTTCCATGAACTTCTTCATTTCAGCATCGTTCATTTCTCTTATATCAAAGCCAGCTTCTTTGTATTCGTTAATTTCTTTTAACTCTTTACTAGTTCTTTCTACCTTGCCTTTTTCAATTAAATCTTTTTTAGTTTTTAAAACAACGTCTAATTTAGAATCTATTTCATTTAATTGAGTTTCATAATCTGCTTTGTCTAATCTATTAGCTTCATAGTCTTTCTTTAATTTTTCTTTAGCACTTTCTAATCTACTTTCAGCTATTGATTCATCTATATATTTTTGAAAATTAGGATTATTAAGGTCACCTTGAAAACGTCTACTTGCTATATCTCTCATAGAGTAACTAAAGTCTACGACTCGTTGAGCTTGAGCTTTATCAAGTCCATATAACTCTAGCATTTTAAAACCAGAAGTTCCATCACTAGTAAACGAAGCACCTTCTATTACAGCTAGGTTTTTAGCGTTAAAACCACCAATAGATATAGCATAAGCAGCTTGTTCTAGTTCTTTAAAACTACCCATAACTTCTGGATTAGCTAGATCTTTAGCTAACACATCTAACGGTATTTTTAATTTTAACCTATTAGCATTAAACTCTAAGTTAGAGATTTCTTGTTTCTTTTGACTTTCGCTTTTATCACTTTCGTTTATTTCTTTTTTTCTCGTTTCTAAAGCTTCGTCTACTCTATTGCTAAAAGCTTCTTCTCCCTCTTTATATTCTTTACTACCGTCAGAAACAGTTTTCATCCCAAGAGATCTTCTGAGTTTATTCCATTGTGGGTTGTTTCCTCTTAATAAGTCTATTTCTGTTCTAAATCTTTCTATAGTTTGTTTACTATATCTATCTGGTCTAGATAGTCCTAAAAACAATAAAGCTCCACCTAACTCCATTAAATGAGCAGGATCTGTCACATCATTTAAAGCTTGTGAAACAGTCTTGTCTCCAGATAATACAGCTCCTACGTTATCAGCGGTGCTTATAGTTAAAGCACCTCCTGCAGCTCCAGCAATTTTACCACCAGCAGTAACGCTTAGTCTACTTGCTGATTTTAAACTTCTATCTACGATACTTCCTGTATATTTTAAAGCCCCGTTTTTAGTTGAAGCAGTGGTTGGTACTTGGTAAAAATATTCTAAAGCATTTCTTTGTGCGGCACTACCGTTTTCATATGTTTTTAATATAGCTTTGTTAAACTTATTAGAAGCTTGAGCGCCTTTTAATCTTATTGCACTAGCTGTTAAAGCAAATAACTCTGGATTTTCTATACCCGGTCCAAAACCTAAACCTCTTTCCATTGCATTACTACCCTGTAGTCCAATATACTCTGTCATCACAGCGCTAGTATATGAAGCAACGTTTTTAGCAACTCCTTTTGACACCCCAGATCTTAATAAACCTCTAAATGTAGCAGCTCTTAAAGCAGCAGGACCTAATCCAGCACCACCAGTTGCTACAGTTGTTAAGTATATTTCAGCTCCCATTCTAACTAAACCCGGTATAGATTTACCTGAGCTTTTCCAAAGATCATGTTCTATAGTAGCTAAATCTCTTACGTCTGAATCTGTCTTTTTTATACCATAAACATCTTCTATTATATCAAAACCTAATTCTCTAGATTTATCTCTTGTTAATGGTGCGTTCATGCCAATAGCTTCTGGTGTAGCTTCACCAATGCCTTCTACAAATCTACCTACACCGGCTAAAAATCCATCACCTACAGTACTTTCGTAAGTTGTTGGATCTGCATTTAAACTTTGAGCCAATAGTAGTGTTGACCTATAATCTAATAAATCATTCCACCTGCTAGGTAGATTATCCTTAGCACTTGCATCATTCTCCAATAGAAAACTATCTTGATCAGACTGAGGTAATGGAGTAAGAAGAGAAGGCATTTCGCCTGTTTCAACCCATTTATTTATTTTTCTAAAGTCTTCAAAAGCACTACCCTCTGCTCCAACTAATTCTTGACCCAAAGCACCAAACAATTGAAAGTAAGTACTCTCATTCATAGTCTCACTTAACCCTTTTCTTTTAAGATCTTTGGCAATGTTTAAAAGCTCTCTGTCAACATCAAGTAATTTTTCATCTAATTTATCAGGAGCTTCAAGAAGTAAATCCTTTAAATCGTTTTTCTTATTTTGATTTTTAAGATTAAGAGCATCTACCTGGTTTTGTCTATCTTTTCTAACAAACTTACCATCTTCTTTTAATAAACTAATCTCATCATCGTTTAAAAAATCTTGAAGCTTTTTATTGTAGTTTTTATATGCTAGTGTTTTTTCTTCACCAGCTTTCATTTTATCAATAGCTTGTTTTTCTGCAATTAAACTTTTTAATTGATCTTTACTTTTATAAAAAGGTAATTCAGCTTCTAATATTCTAGCGCCATCTTTTTTAGCTCTTTCAGTTCTATTATTTTGAACTGTTAAAGCTATAGCATCTTCTTCTGCTTTTAACTTAGCTTCTTCCTTAGTAAGAGTATTACCTTCTTTGTTTAATATATCTTTTTGTAATTTACTTACTAATTCTTTATCTACACCTTTTTCTTTAACATTTTCAATTTCTTTTTCGTTCTCTTCTCTTTCACTTTTTTCATTAACATAGTCATTATATGCTAACATTACTTGTTTACCCTTATTGTTAGGACCCCACTCTTGAGATCCATCTAGCCATTCCCTAATGTTATTTCTTATTTCTTGATTATCTTGAACAATCCCTCTAGCCGCGACAGATGATGGCCTAGTAATCATAGGATCTCCTGCATTAAAAGCCATTGGACTAGAAGAACCACCACCCGCTAAATAATCTAAAAATCCTATATTATTTTTAGCACTAGCTCTAGCTGTAGCAACAACCTCCTTAGGCATCCCTAATTTTTCTAAAGTTTCTATAGTTTTGTTTAGTTCGTCATTAGACATACGTCCTTCAGCATCACCGCTTATATTAGGGTTAAAACCTTGATTAAACAAAGATTTAGCTTCGTTTTGATAATCAAAATTTTCTTTAGCTTTTTTATTTTGTAAACCTTGTTGCCAAGCAATATTCATTTGTCCAAACTCAGTGTCTACAGCTATGTCTATAGCTTCCTCCATAGAATTAACTTGAGGATTCGATCTCATTATCTCTATAGCTTTTTGAGTTAACCCAGGTGTTACTTGCATCTCAACATCTTGACCTTTATCGTTAGTAACCATATAATCAGGTCCTAATGTTCTTGCGTCATCTGAATTTTTATATTTGCCTTCCTTGTTAAATTTAGATTTATTAGCAAACTCTAAAAAATTTATATAGTCAGCTCTACTCTGGGCTTCTCTATCCGAAGCATCGCTAGGTATTCCTGAAGGAACGTTATTAGCTGATCTTGAGGCATTGTAATCTGTATTCATTCTCCATCTAAAAACCTCCCCATCTTCATTTGTGACATCTAATTCATCATGTATATAACCACCTTTCATTACAGGTGTGTCAAAAGTTAAATATGGGTATTTAGCAGCTAGTTTTTTTTCTAAATCTTCTTCAGCATTATCAAAAGCACCTTCACCTTTAACATTCCACTCGTCAAAAGATATGTCATTACTAATAGGTGGAGGTGTATTATTAAAATCAATATCATTAAATAAATCAATGTCTTCATCTTCTAATAATTCTCCCTCTACCCCAAATATGTCATCAAACAAGTTTATATCTTCTTCTTCGTCTTCCATAGTGTTAGCTATATTATATTATTAAGATTTTTCACCACTTGAACCAACAGCACCTGTAGCTCCAACAGCACCTGTAGCTCCAACAGCTCCAGTGCTTCCTGTAGTACCAACAGTAGCTATTGTTTCACTGTTTGGAATTAAAACTGGTTTTTTACCATCCCATTTGTATGATACAATAGACCCATTTGGTTTTTTATAAGAAAAAATTTGACCAACTTCAGGTTTTTCTTTTTTCAATCTAGCAATCATCTCATTCTTAAACTCACCTTGAGTCATAGTTCCAAGATTAATAGGCTTAGTTTTACTATTATCACTTGGCTTATTGTCATTTTTACTAGAAGAAGTATTTTCAATTTTTGCAAGATCGTCTGAGTACTGTTTATATAAATTTTTATCAATATCAGTCATTTCACGTTCTTGTGCTTGAGTTTCATACCACTTAATAAATTTAAGTTTTTCGTTAGCTGTTACTGTTGTGCCTCTTTTTGCTTTGTTTGAAATGTTTTTTGCTTCGTTATCAGTGGCAGCAGCTAATTCTAATTTACGCAACGCTCTAGCGTCATCTCTTTCTTGATTTGCTACTTGAGATTGTTGATACGCTGTTAAACCAGTTTTAGTTATTCCTACTACTTGTTCATCTAATGGTGGCATTATATTATCAGCTGGGTTGTCTGTTGTAAAGAAAGATAAAGCAACTTGTCTATGCATTTCATTAGTTGGATCCCATTGACCAGCAGCTGCTTGAGGAGTGTAGTCGTTGTCATCTGCTGAATATTGTCCACCATATATACCGTCATCTCCACCTAGTAATGGTCCTAAAGCTTTTCTCATTTCTTCAGCTTGAGGACCTCCGCCATTGGCAGTTTTAACCATTTCAGTTATCATAACTGGCCATGAACGCCTCATTGTTTGGTTATTGTTCAGTGTAGGCTCATATAATCTAGGATCTTTAATAGCATTGTTATACACTTCTCTTGCTTGAGTATAATCTTTTATTTTAGTTTGATATTCAGGATCAGTTTTATCTATTTCATTTATTCCTAAGTTAGCTATATTTAATTCATCATATTGCTTTTGATGTATTTCTTTAGCAATAGACGCAGGATCACCATATGTTTCGATTTTTTTCTCTCCACTTAATATAGCTTGTGTAAATTCCCTACCATCAACAATATCTCCAACTTGTTTTCCATTTTCATCTACTCTCATATAGTTGGTATGCCCACTACTAGCATCATATACTGGTACTAAATTTTGTCCGTCTTGTAAAATCTCTCTATAACTAGACTGTGTGTCAAAACCGTTAAAAGCACCTGGAGCTATACCATCTATACTTAAAGATTTATCTAAACTATCTTTACCTACTTGAAATGCACCTGCGTTTTCAGAAAGTTCTTTTGGTTGATTAAGTAAATTTCTACGAGCAGTTAAACATTCGGGTGTATCGCAATCTAATAAGTTATAGTAATCATCATGTAGTTGTTTTAAATACTTTTCAACCCCTTTGCTATAGCCACCCTTAGGCTCATACTGTCCATATTGTTGATACCAAGCATCGTCACCCATAATTCTACGAGCTTTAGCTTTTTCCATGGCCTTTAGATTGTTATTAAAGTTTTCAATACGTTTATCGTTATACGCGGCAAACGTTTGATCGAACTTATCTTGAAAACCTCTTATCTCGTTATTAATTGTTTCAAGAGATCTATTTATATTTATCCTTGGATTAGCATATCCCATAATATATTTATTTATTGTATCGCGGACGCGATATTTCCTATTCCACTTGTGACACTATTAGCTATGTTACCGTAAGCTGCCCATTTTTGTTCTTCAGCTGCAAATTCTTGAGCTTCAAATTTATCAGCTAAATTTTGGGCCCTATCCAACTCCATCAACTCTCTGTTTTCTTGATTTTGCCATCTAAATTTTTCTCCTTCAGCTATTTGCTGATCTATAGCCATTTGTGTATTAGCTATGTTTTTCATATTTTGAAGTTCTTGCTTTTGTATATCAGCAGATATACCTTGTTTAGATCTTAAAGCCATTTGAGCTAAAGCTGTAGCTCCGCCAGCTCCCCCACCGGTAGCCATTATAGTATCTAGAGTATTAGCTAAAGCCATATCTGCCTCTTCAGCTTGAAATCTAGCAGCTTGAGTAGCTACACCAACTTTTTCAGCTTCATTAGTTAAACCCGCCATAGGGTTTATTACAGGTTGTCTACTATCCTGTAATCCTTTTAATATATCTTCTTGTTCTTTTCTTCTTGCTGCTGCTTCTTCTTCGTCGTCTTTAGCTTTTTTAGCACTCATCACACCCATGCCCGCACTTACGACTCCTCCAACAACGGCTGCTGTTACTAATCCCATAATTGTTAATTTAAAATTTTTGTTAATTCATACGATGGCTTTTCATCAACATGCCATTTTAATTTTTTATGTGTATTTATTAATTTTTTGTGTTTACAAACACTAAACATGTATTTATAACCTAGTTGCTTAATCATGTTTTCAGCACCTGTTATAAGTAGCTCTATTAAAACCTGTCTGTCAGATTCCCTATATTCCGGATCTGATATAATCCACTCTAATAAAGACACTTTAGCATTAGTTAAATATATAAAACCTATTGCTACTGGCTTATTGTTTGACTCAACAACTACTCCTGTTTCAGGTAAAAAATCTTCAGCTGGAGATGTCCATTCTGGCCAAGATTCCCACCATTTTTTAGCTAATTTAAAATCTTCTTTATTTAATTTTCTTATATTCAATTTTATTTAATTTTATTCTGATGATTTAACATATTTAGAAGAAACCGCATATAATTCTTTCATTCCTCCTACATCTGTAGTATTATCTGTTTTCATAGCTATTGTAGTAAAATATCCTTTTATACCACTCATTGAAGCCCCAAAAACTACTTCTCCGTTAAAAGGTGGAGAATTATTAATTAAATTTGCACAGTATTTGTTTTCTTTTAAATAAAAACCACCGTATGCTGGCATTTGTGTATTAGGATTTATATATTCTCCTTCTGTGTAACTATGAATTTTCTTTATTAAATCACCTGTTGAAAACCATGATAATAAAGAATTATAGGGGTGTAGTTTTTCTGTAAAATCACTGTACATTGAAGAAACCTCCCAACCGTTAGTCCCTTCGTAGCTTACAGTTTGAAAGTTCTTAACCATAGAAGGTTGCGGGTTAAATATGAATTCTATACGAGAGTCATATTGTACTCCATAAAAATTAGCTCTATTGTTAACAGTGTCTACATAATGTTGATATAGTTCAAAGTTGTTTGAAGAGTAAAAATTATTTTTCAAGCTATCTATAAAAACAGGTTTATAATCATAAAAGCTTACCCAACCATTTATGGCTTCATCAAAACTTAAAGTATCGTAATTTATGTTTGGATTACAACTTGTCGAAGATTCATAGTCTTGTATTGAAATAACATAGTTTTGATTATAAGTATCAAAACCACCAATAATTTTATCTTTATTATAACTGATAAATTGTATTGATTTAGGCCAACCTGAAAGACCATACGTGGAAGGCTTCCACCTTTGAGAAGCTGTTATTGTACAGTTATTGCCGCCAGATTGTACATTAACCACAAATATATTAGGTATTTCAACTCCATTTATAGAAATATATGATCCTATTTTAATATTTTCACATGGACAATCTTCATTATTAGTTATTTCAAAAAGAATTATAGAGTCATCTATAGATTGGTCATTAGAATAACTATAAGATAACAAAGACCGTATTTGAGTATCGTTAACAGTGGCTAAAGTATCTCTAAAGTAATCTGTCATTCCATAAGAAGATATTTGAGTTAAGCCATCTCTTGATAATCTTAATATACAACTTCTAAATCTGTCAGAAAAATATTGCCTTAAACCAAACTGAGCCCAAGATTCTGGGTTTGTACTAATACCAAATTCACCTGCATAAGGAACTATTTGTCCAATTACAACCTTTAACGAGGTAACTGGAGTGCCTTCCCCTTCAGCAGAATATATAGCATCTTTGTCTATTAAAGCTTTACTTACTTTATTTTCTTGAAATATAGTTAAATTAGTATTGTAAGCATATAATTTTTGTATACTTCCACTTTCAGGATCTACTGATTTTGTTATAGAGCCCTCAGCAGTTGAAAATAAGTTAGTGTTGTTTACTCCTGTTCTAGAATTATAAATACCTGAGTATATCAAAGTATTAAAACGATGTTGCTGTAAATTTTCATCTTCTACTAAGTAAGCTTTAGCGCCAAAATCAACAGTTGTATTATTAAAACCACCTCTTATTCTAGCTTCTTCTACAAACCAATTTCTTTCGAAACCAATTTCCACAGTAGGGTTTCTACCTATTAAACTACCGCCGCAACTAGGTAGTGTAAGTCCACCTGTGTAAGAATTCCAATCTCTTCCACCAAAAGGAAAACAAGGGTAATTTTTCAAAACATTAACATTGCCTGGATTAGGTTGAGATAATTCATCACCCCACGGTACACCTGGCCATGTAGGCAATATGTAATTACCATTAGTCCAGCCTCCTTTTACTGTAGTAGTAACTGTTGACTCATAATCATACGTTCCACCAGCAGCTACTATTGTGTCTTCTGGATTTGCTTGAGTGTCTCCTACAGCTTTTTTAAGCCAAAAGGAATTAAAATACTTAATTGGTTGTTGAAAAGCCATAATTTATAATTACTTGTTTATTAATTTTTCTACCTTTGACTAATACCTACATCCACCTTGTTGATATACTGCAATATCTTGATCACCACTGTTGTATGGTATATCTATAGGCAAATCCCACTCAAAACTTAACCCATCTCCATTTCTGTCCGTTGCTGCCAAAGTAACTACATATCTTCCAGGTGGAACTCCATTAAGCTGAACAGAATAATTATCTGGTGAAAGAGTATTAAAATATTCATTTAAACCAGACACGAATGGAGAAATCGCAGGGTTTCCACAATGTAAAGCACCTTGTCTAGGAAGAGTCGCAGGAAAACTAGTTCCTGCCATAAAAGTGGATCGGTTTGGCCCTGTTTCAGCAAAAAATCTCGCGTTATTATTATCTCTAGGAAGTCCAGCTTTCACGAGTGGCAAACCAGGTTCATTTTGCGTAAGCACCAATCCACCTGTGTAATAAGCGTAACCTCCAGAATTATAAATAAACTCATCGTCAACCTCATACTCCTCATAACACCTAAAATCATGTCCCGCCGCGCAAGTGGTTCCAATACAACTTTTGCTTTCGGTCCTAAATGATGATAAAAGGTATTATAACCATTTTGCAGTTGCATCATATCTAAACCCATTGGATTTGGGAATGCAGCTTGTTGGTCCGCTAACCATCTTAAATCTGGCCAATAATGTAGATTATTATTGTGTTTTTTACCTACTCTACTTTCTCCACCATTGGCGTCAATTAATTGATTAGCATCAAAGTCCCAATATATAGGACTAGTTGGTATACCATCTACTAATTCGTTTTGCCCAGTAACACTGTTTGCGGCTGGAATGTAATTATTATAACCAAATATTATCTCTAAAGGACCACAATCACCACAACCTGGGTTTGCACCTGAACTAAAACCTAACCACAATGGTTGATCCCAAGAATAAGTAAAATCACCTATTGATGTTGAAGCATATGTTGATTTACGATCTGGTGATCCATTACCTAAATACATACTAACTTGATACATTCTTTTAACTGTATATTTCATTTGACCGCCATTGAAAGCTGAGTATGGAGAAGGAGTGTTGGGGTTTGATCCATAAGATCCATTAGCAGCTTCAAATTGATATTCATCTTCGCCTTGAGTGTTAAAAGTAATTGCATCATCATCAGAACATCCGGCACCATAATAAATTGGGTTAGGAACACGACCATCAGGGCATAGAAAAGATCTTGTCCAATTATACAAGTTTAGCCCTGCACCACCATGGACTGGCCCACCCCACCATGGGTCACGTCCAAACTGTTGCTTGATACCATCTCCGTTTGTATTTACCTTGTTTGTTATAAAGTCGTCTTGAGATATTATACGACCATAAGGCACCACTTGATATCCAAAGTTTTCATCTGTATTACATTCTTCACCACTCATCCAATTAGGTATAATACCACCCCCACTAGGAGTAAGTAATCCTGTTCTGTTGTATACAGCATCTTTTATTTGTTGTCTAGTATAACCAACCCCAGTTCCTTCTACAGGTGTTTCATTAGTTATAAAACCTTCTTCTTCAAAGTCTAGCACTATATTAGGGTTAGTTCCAAGAGGATCTTGATGTTTTAGTCTTAGCGTAAATGTATATTGATTTTTATCATTTCTTTGCCAACACATAAATCCATAGTTGTTATCACGATCATATGGTGCTATTTTTAACTGATATTCACCAGTATTCACACCTTGTTCTTCTAACTCAAACTGTAGACTTACATCTTGACCATCTCCCCTCATTACTTTAACTAATTCAATTGTACAAGAATTACCTAAACCTTGACCATATGCTCCTGCTCCTTCAAAAGTCCTTGAAATATATGTTCCATAACCATCACCTTCAGACCAACTTATATTAGTTCTTGTTAGTCCTACTGGAGTACCATTATCTTCGTTTTTTATACTTTCATTTAATTCAGATATTAATCCAGATGTTGTAGTTTCCCAAAATATATCTAATAAAGATTCTACAGGCTTTGTTTCATAAACTGCTAAACAAGGTCCTACAGGATAAGGCTCGTCGCATGGCGTAGGTAGCGTGGTAACTGTAGCTGCTTCTATACCAAACTTATTATTAACTTCAACTCTACCAATCAAAGGATTTGTTTCAGCTTGATAAAAACAAGATGGAAGCGTGGGCTCTATTGGATTAATAACTAAATCCCCTAATCTTAATTTAGTCATATTTCCTATTTGAACAACTGTATCTGGATTGCTTCCGGGATCATATTGTTTGTTGCTTTGAGTTTTAGAACCAGCAGCAAAGTCATCATCTACAAATACATTTACCCTACCAAACAACTGTTGAGAACTTCTAAATTTTTCAGTAAGTGGACCAACATCTTGTAAATCTTTAGGTACTTTATTTATATTATCACCAAACAGCACTATATGTGAAGTATGATTTGTTTGTAGTTTAGGATATTCAAATTTAACAGTGGGAAAAACTTGAGAACCTGTTGTAGTAACGGTATCCGACGGATCTGTTATGCCAATTGTTTCAGGTTCTTCTCCTTCTTGTTCACAAGGGTATCCAGCTAAAGCTCCAGGGAGATATACATTGTAATATTCTTGTTGTGTTTGTTTAATTACAAACTTATAACTATACCATCCTAATGGGTTGTCTATAGCTGTTACTACAAATCCACTTATACTTTGTCCTTCTAGGTTTTCACAACCAGGTAATATTGGTATATTAGTTAATGTTCCTTGAAAAGCTTGACCTGATAACCAACCAGAACCACTACTAATTACAACAATATCTATAATGTCTGTGCCTTGAACTGAAAATTGTATAGTAGCAGTAGGACCACTTCCACTTTTAACCGCGCCTTCAATTGTAACAGTATATGGCCCACATGGACCACCAACAATTCCATTAGTTATTTCTACTTCTTCAACAGCTGTTATAGTACCATCCGCTACGCTGTATATTCCAGGATAACCATCTTGTGTTTTTAACTCAGGTATAATACTCCAAAATGTAGCGCTTATTTGGTCTCCTGGCCAAGAATATGGAGCACTTGGTCCTTGAGTAATATTACTACTTAAATTTTCCCATTTAGGATATTTATCTTCTAATATGTGGTCTTCTGTTGACGCATATCTATGGTAAAATGTAGATCCATTATACCCTGGAACAGTAGTATTTATAATGCTAGACAATATTACATTAGATTGCCTTCCATATCTATCTGATAAAATTATACCAACTTGATATGTTCTATTTTGTTTTAAAGTGTGGTTTTGATATTCTTTTCTTACGTAGTAATCTGAGTTTTCAAATATAGGTTGGCTGTTAACAGGTAAACTTACTTTTTCATTTGCTTGAATACTATAGTTTAAATTTATAGGTGAACTATGCTTGTCTATAAAATTTCCATAAATAATTCTATTTCCAGAAGAGGCTTGAGACAAAGCTCTTATAGGTACAATATCAGTTACTCTGGTAGTTTGTACTGGAGGTAGTGTTTTCCAAGGTTTTCTACTTTGATAATTATAAGTTAAAATATTTTGTTGTAAATTAGAAAAATCATTTTGAGTTAAAGTATCTATTATAGTTGTTTTATTAGATCCAGCATCTTTATAAAGTATATCTACTTCAGTTATTTTTAACTTTTCAAAAGCTTCAGACCACAACATTGAGTTATTAGAGTTGCCAGTTGTAGGAGAAGGTATGTTTAAAATTATATCATTAATTTTATTTTGCATAAACTTAACAACTGTAGAATCATAGGTTTCTCCTTCTTGTCCAACTTGCGCTTGTAAGCCACCTTGGCCAGTTGTTGTGCTATTTATTGCGTTGTCACCAATAAAATAACCATCTTGCTCTGGTACAAAAGCTATTTGAGTAAATGGTGCCGATAAAGAATATTCACCATCAACAAATTTAAATCTATAACTAAATCGTACAAATTTGTCTTTTAAAAACACAGGGTCACCAGGCCAAGAATCAACGTAATCTGGATTTTGCCTTTGGAAATAAACAATATCAGCAGGAAGTATTTCTGCAGCTATATCAGCAGGTACAGAAATAGTTGTTTGGTTCCCCGAAAAAGAAATTGACTCTACATAGCAATTTTTAATTTTTATTTTATTACTTGTTAAAACATCTCCATTACTTATATTAGCACCTGGGGTATTTGGCATTATATTAGTATAATGTCCTTCTAAAACGACATTGCCCCCATTTACAGATGCAACTAATGCTGCAGCGTGAATAGGTAAATACTCACTAACAACGTCTCTCATTGAAGACTCGTAACGATAGTTTTGATTACTATTTTCAGTCTTATTTAATAATAATATAGGAGCATATGGATAATATTTAGCTACTGATATTTGATCTTCAGTAGTATAGTATCCAGGTTGCGCTAAGTTTACATTAATTTTTCTAGGTTGATTTCTGTTGTCTGTAAAAAATAATAAATCTTCTATTAAAGTAACTCCAATTACAGGATGTGTTTTTGAAAAGTTTAAAAAAGAACCTTCTACAAGAATTTCAAAACCAGTAGTTAATACGTTATAAGATATTATGTAAGAATTAACATTGAAACCTGCAGAATTATGAGATAGTTGATCAGGTGAAGAATCTGTATAATTTGTGATAAAAAGAAATATAGTATCTAAGGTATCTGCCATTAAGTGACCAATTATTTCAATGTTATCCCCAGACAAATTAAAATTGTTAATAAGAGAATTTCCCAATACGTTTTCTAACGCTCCTACATCATCTCCTTCAGATTTACTTATTTGAATATTTCTTCCATCTCTATATTGACCATTGGGGATAATTCTACCGTCCATATCTTTATTCATTTTGGACTGGATAAATGTATTTTTTACTTCTGGCATAATTTAATATTTAATATTTAATCCATTTAGATTTACCTCGCATAATTTGAACAAACTCATCTAACTTAATATTAGATAACCTAATTTTAGCATTTCTTAACTGCGCTCTTCTATCTTTTTTAAATCTTTGAACCGTAAATTCAGGAATATTTCTAGTTGTAGATAGAATACTATAAGCAATATGCATGTATAAGGCTTCTTCTGCTAACTTAGGTACTTTAGTATCTTCTTCATAAGCTAATCCGTCAGATATATAATCTAATAAAATTAACTTACCAGCTAAATTACTACTAAAGCTAAATTTACCTTCTCTTTTATTTATAGTAAACCATCCATTAGATTGCGAAAGTTCTGGCTTTAAACCATATCTTTGACCTAATAATCCTACTTCCATATCTGAAACTATGCTTCTACCTAAACCTGTTTCAAATATAGGATCTACTGCTACGTTTTGATCTTTAGGTAAATTAGCCCAAGCTTCTTCTGTTAAAGAAGTACTTTCTAAATTGTTTCCATCACTGTCTTGTGTAGGAATACCATAGCCAGAGCTAGGAAAGTTAAAACCAAAGGGATTTGTAGTTATATTAGTATCTTGTATGGGAGTTTCTGTTGGATTACTAGTCAGAGTGGTTGGATATATAATATGTTTTATACCGCTTTCATCAACCCAAGATAAATTTACGTAATTAACATAGTCTTGTGGGATTATTACAGATAAACTTGGTGGAATAGTTAATTCTTGAGATTTTATGGATCGAAGAGTATCATAAGAAAATTCTTGTAACCCTCTCTTTGCGTGAAAAACAACATCAGATCTTTTAGCTTTTGGAATTATTTTATCACCACCAACATAAGCCATCATGAAATTATTAACAACATCAAATATTGAGATATATTGATAATCTCCATAGTTAGGAGCTCCATCAACTAAGTCAGACTTTAACTTAACCCTTACATAATACCCATCAGGTATAGCATCGGGATTAGTAAAAGATAAAGTACTATATGGAGTTACATTTGAAAATTTAGATATTGTATAGGAACCACCTGTTCCACCACCTGGAATTATATTACCATTCCATAAGTTCCAATTTTGTAACCCATCTACACTCCATTCTAAAACAAAGTTATTTAAATTGTAGTTTGGGTCAGTTGGATCCCAAGAAGCTAGATGTAAAACCTCATTAAAAGTAAAAACCATATTATCTAACACACCTGCAGTTGAACTAGCTATATTACTTTGTGTACCAACGTAATATTGTTCATTAGTTTCGTTTATTAAACCGCCGTTTGGAGAATTTGCCATAATTTATTATTGTTGTTGTAAAACATCTATGTTTTGAGCTTCAGCTGCTGCTGCTTGTACTATTTGAGAATCTCTTATAACAACGCCTGAATACATTAATATTTTTAATATTACCTCTACTTGCTCAGTACTATCTAACTCAAAATTTACAGAGCCAGTATTTGGTATAATAGCCGGAGGCACACCTGAAGGACTACCGTCCCAAATATATTGGCCTTGACTTCCAACGCCATAAGCCCAAATTACATCAGCTGGTTTTCTAATATAAGATATATTAACGTCTTGCTTTATTTCATTTGGATAAGCATATATTCTTATACAGTCATCACATAGTACAGTGGTTGGATTATTAGGATCTACTGGAGAAACATTACCCTCTTGTATGTACATAGGATAATTAGTAGTAGGTCTAGTAAGTTTAGACATATATAATCTAAGATAATCTCCTCTATTTGTCATTTGCAACTCTTGTTCACCTTTATACATTATAGTTCCTATTCTATGAACATCTGCAGGTAAAAAGAAATAAGGTTCATCTAAAGATCCAGCGGGATTACCAGTATAATACGTGGCAGTACCATAAGTTTTAAATATAGATATTTTTTCCTCTATATTGTCTACTCTATCTGCGTACTCGTCTTTAAGACCTGGCTTTCTTAAAGCTATATTTAAATCTTCAAAGTACTTTTCAAAAATTTGAAGTTGAACCTGTGTAGCTATTTTATTAAACTCATTAGGAGTTATATAACCTCTTTGCTCTTTGTTTAATATTAACAAGACAGTTTGATATACTGTATTTACGTTTATAGCCATTTAAATATTTTTTAAAAAAGAAAGGCGGCCGCTTAGCCGCCTCACTATTATTATTACATGTTAAATATTACTTTAACTTTTTTTCAATTGATTTGTAAACCTCTACTCCTTCGTCTGTTTTTAAATAAACAGCAAAAGCAGAATAAGGATTTTCTTCAAAAGGAACTGTCATTAATTTTTTACCATTACTGGCCCAACTAAAAGTTCTTTGATCTTGAGATAATTTTATAATATTAGCTTCACTAGCTTTTATCGCAAAGTTTCTAAGTTCTACATTTTCATCATTAGCGAGTTCTAAAAACAAGTAAGGATTTCTTTTAGCAAAAAGTAATAAATCTCTTTTAATTTCCTTAGAACTCATACTAGCAACGCTAGAACCCATTTCAACTCTTAAGATAGCTTCAGCGTGCTCAATTTCCAACTCTCTAGCTAGAGATAAAGCAAGAAATTCTGATTCTAAATCTTCAAGTTCATTTTTAGCCTCCACCACTTGGTCCATTTCTAAGTATCTTTTCCCTTTATGTGGGTGATAAAGTGACAAAAGTTTTTGCAGTGATTGCTTTTCTTTTGGCACGTGTAAAGTACCATTTTCAAAAATTATATGTTCTAAAGTAACTGCTCCTTTTTGTTCATCAACAAAAGGGCTTTTTTGATTAGAAGCATATCTTAATTCTCTTTGGTATCCTTTTTCTTTATCAAACCACATTAAAGGAAATCTACGAGTATGTTTAGACCCTAATGTGTATGTAAGTGGAGATCTATCTTGAACTAGATAGTAATTTCTATCTTTTATCTCCCAGTTTTGTTCATTTTCCATAATATATAATATAATTGTTTTTTTAAAAATTTAAAGTTATAAACTAGTCTCGTACTCCGCAGCCAATTTACCTTGCTCATCTTGTAATTTAGCTAATATAGTTTCCAACTCAGTTCTAATATTCCCAACACTTGCTCCCGCATTGGTTAAAGTAACGGCATCCTCAAAAATAGTTAATGAGCTGCCGGTGTTTGTTAAATAATTAAAACCTGTTGTAGCTGCATTTTTGTTTATAGATATAGGTTGAGTAGGATCAACTAAAAAAGGTAAAGAAGTTCCTACACTAGGATTTCTTGCTACTATATCACTTACTTTATAAGATGCTTTTGTATTTTTATAGTTTTGTTGATCAAGAGTTGCTTTGTAATCACTTTTCATAGATAGTGTAAAATCTAGATCTTCATTTCTAGCTATAGCAAGTGATATGTCTTGAACCGCTTTTTTTATTGCATCAAAATATACGTTACCTTTTGTAATAGTCGAACTTAATGCAACGTCCCATGATGATCCAATCATTTCTTGTACTGTATTATCAGGAAACAGATTATCACTAGTATTACCAGTTATGCTCGATATTTGAGGTGAAGTAGCTTCCTTTAGATAAGTTTGAAATTTGTCGCTTCTTGTTATTTGGTCCACCCATAAATAAGGTATAAGTATACCTTTAAATGTACCATCCTCCATTTTAACAATACATCCGAAAGCTAAATCAGCATCATCAAAATCAGGTACTAACATAACTTCAGGTGTAGCACCTTCTAAGTCTAAAACCCTTGTAACAACCGTAGATAATTGATTATTAGCAGGATTAGAATCTCTTGGGGCAGCTAATGTGTTTACTTTTACATTTATTTTCATTTCTTTAGCTTTTAAAAAGTCCCTATTTCTAGGGACTTTTGTTTAGTTTTTATTAATGGTTCTATTATGATTCGTCAGCATCTATAAACAAATATATATGCTTTTTTGTAATCTTTATACCATTCTCTTCCATGTAAGTTCTGAGTTCTGCTTGACCAGCTGCACCTCCAGTTATTACTGCTGCATCAATCGCTTTTACAAAAGCTGCTTTTGCATTTTCTCCTGATTCAGCCGCACCTGGATCATCAGCTACATTTATTAAACCTTCGGCATATGCTAAAACCTCATCATAAGCAGGTATTCCACCTTCATCATTTTGAGAAGCTAAGCAGTTGTCCCAAGCTTTAGTAGTATCAACTAAAAGGTAAGCCTCTTTATCTGCGCCTCCAGTTGGATACCCAAACTCTTGTGGAAACGCTGCAATTGCTTCATAAGCAGCTTCTACAGCAAATCTCCAAACAGAAGCAGCATCTTCAGCAATATATCTAGTGATGTCTACATCAGTAGATCCATCTCCAACAGTAAGTTTTTCAAATTTTGAATCTTGCACTGTCATTGCTAGTGCAGTACTAACTAGTTGAACACTACCGTCTACTTTATTAATTTTCCATGTGTATGACATAATTTACGTTTTAAAAGGTTAATAAATTACGCTACAAACAATACAAAATTGTTAGCTGCTTGTACACATAGACATCTTTCAGAAAGATAATGAACTTCCATAGCATCAAGAGATGAAGTATAAGCTCCACCAACTGAACCAGTAATCCATGATTTCATTCTTCTATCATCTGTTTCAGAAGCTCTATATCTTACATGTAAGAAAGGTCTTCTAATGTTAGAACCTAGCATTTGATCGTAAACAGTTGAAGTACCTGCAGGTATTAATACACCTTTAATATTATCAACCATACCACGAGTAGTAGCGTCGTTTAAGTATTTCCAGTCAGTTTTGTAGAAGTCATAAGAACCTCTTCTAAAACCAGAAAAACCAAAGTTAAGTGCCATTTCAGCTTCGTTGTCAAAAAGACCATAAGAAGCGGAAGCAGTGTTGTTATATCCACCACCAGCTTGAGCAGCAATCATGTCATCAAAATCTAAAGCAGTAGCTCTATCTAAGAATAACATGTTTTCTTCAATAGCACCTTGTAAATCTAATTGAGATAAGATTTGATCAAAATCACCTAAAGCACCAGCGCCTGGGTTAGCAGCTCCTGCGAAACCAGCGTATACGTTACCTCTTTCTTCAAGAGCAGCAAACATACCTTGAGTACCTCTTCCTGCGCTAGCATTAGCACCAGTTAAACCAGCCACACCAGAACCTGTAGTAGCTAATTCACCTTCAACCATAGCCATTTCAAGATAATCTTCGTATCTTAATCTAGTTTCTGATTCAGCTTTCATGTACCATAAGAATCCAGATGTTCCGTCTTCTGTAGCAACTTCAACCCAACCAATTTGAGCAGTGTCAGATCCATTTACTTCGTATTTATCTTTAATGATAATTGGTCTATTAGAAAACTGAGTAAATGATGGAGTAACTGATCCATCCATTCCCAATGTTCCTTTAGCAAAATCAGAACCATAAACAAATAGTTTAAGGTTTGCGTTACCTAAAGCACCAAAGTTAATCGCAGTATAACAAGCTCCATTAAAAGTAACTTGAGCAGGATTGTTTGGATTAGGTACAGCTGGATCTATAACTAAACCTTTTAATGTTAATCCAGAAGCTGGATCAAAAACAACAAAAGTTTGGTTTTGTCTAACAACAACTTCATTACCAGCTGGTAAATTAACTGTAAATGTAGCACCAGTTGCAGTGTTTACTTTGCTTACGTTTTCGTAACCAATGTGTAGTCTATTTTGTTCAGACCAAATTACTTGATCGGATGTCATTGGCATTTCAGCGCCAACCATTCTTAAAAAACCTGATAATGTTCTATTACCAAATCTTTCTACTTCTTGTTCGTACAACTCAGGAAGATATTGTTGAGCAAAATCAGCAAAGTTTTCACCATTTCTATCATTCCACTGTAGGTAGTTACTTGACAACACTGATTGATCTTGTGTTGGAGTAATACCCGCGTTTTGTACTGTAAAATTTCCTAAAGGCATAATTTTAAGTTTTTATTTTCGTTTTATTTTAAGTTTAGAACTATCCATACCACTAATTGCTTTTACTTTTAAACCATTTAAATATATATCTTCAGGTTGTCTTGTTTGTCTAACATCCTTATTAATATTTTTAGATTTAGCCACTACATCTTTTACAGCATCGGCTTTGCCTTGCTCGTAAAAATGCTGTGCAATAGTGTCTGCATTTCTAGCAGCATACATAGCTTTATGATAACCTTTAAAATCTACAACTTCTCCTTTTTCGTTTAAGAACTTCTTAACTATATTTGAAATGTCAGATTGGGCCTCAGCAACTTCTAAAGGATTTGAAACAGAATACCTAAACTTTTTTTCTCCTAAAGCGAAATCAAAACCTTTGAATTCTTCAGAGAATAGTTTGTTAGTTGAATTCTTAAAATCCTCGTGTTGTTTTTTAGCTACTTCCTGTTCTTTTTTATGACGGTTGAAAAACTCACTTGCTTTAGACATTTCATTGTTTACTGTAGGCCTCAACTTGATTTCTTCGTAATACTTTGACTTTAAATCTTCAAGAAAGTTTCTTGCTTTTGCAACCTCTTCTTTTTTTGCGAGTTTTTTACGACGCTGTTCTCGCTCTTCGTCGTAGTCTTCATCCACTTTAAAATTCTCTTCCATTATAAAATTAATTTCTTCAGAATCTAAATGTGGTTTAGTATTTTTATAATATTCTTTTAACAATACATCATCATCAACGTTAGAATAATCAGCATTTAATCTTACATAATCATTTAAATTTCCACCAGTTTCATTCATGAAATTTATTAATTTTTCAACATTTTCTGGTAAATTGTTTTTTGGTTCTTCTACTGTTTTAGTTTCTTCAACTTCTTCTGTGTTTGTTATTTCCTCTATGACAGGTGTTGAAGATTCTTTTATTTCTTCTTTTTTTTCTTCTTTTACCTCTTTTTTTACTTCTTCGGCATCCCGTATTTCTTCAACCACTTTCGGGCTACTTGTCTCGTCTTTCTTTTCTTCGACAATAACATCGCTAGTGCTTGTCTCTTGTGTTTGAACGGCATCTTCTTGTTGTTTAAAGGTTATTTTTGGTGTTTCTTTTTTTTGATTAGTAAGTTTTTTAGGTTTTTTCTTTATTTTAAATTCACCTTCTTGCTTTACTTCTTCATTTTTTATTTCTTCTTTTTTTTCTTCCATGATATGATATTATATAATTAAACGGTAATTTACTAAACTTGATTTTCTGGCATAGTATTTTCCGGTATTTGTGAAATAGCTTCTTCCGCTAATGGCTCACCATTTGGCTGTGTACTAAAATCAGTTGGTAATAAACCATCTTGTCTTTGTTGTATCATAGCGCTCTGTTGAGTAGCTTGTAGCTTTGTTCTTTGATCTTTTCTATCTTCTATAAACTGCTCTCTAGTAGTTATTTCTTTTAAATCCATTTGCTTTAACTGCATGTCATATTGAAACTTTTGGCTCATTTCAGTTAGTTCATTTTGCAACTCAGCTTGCATTTGTTGTAATTTAAATTGAGATTTACCTTGCTCTATTTTAAGTTCAGTTTCAGCTATTGCTTCTCTTTTTTGAACTTCATACATTGCAGCTTTTTCTGCTGTTTCAGAATTTGCTTTAGCTTGAGCTTCAATCATTTTTTGTTGTTGTTGCTGATCTTCTCTTGCTTTTTGCTTGCGTTTTAGTTTTAATAACTGATTAGCTAATTTTAAATTATTAACTTGTCTTATATCAATAGCGTCTTCTAAGTTAATTTGACCTGCTTTTAATGCTATTTGTATATTTTGCTCTAAAACTTGTTTTTCTTCTTCGTCTGGTTCTAATTCTAAAAATATACCAAAATCATATAAATGTAGCTCTTTCATTTCTTGTAATGTAGCTACATTATATAAACTTATACTGTTGACTAACGCTTCATTAGTTAGTTCATATTCTAAAGAATCTGCTATACGTAAAGATATGTTTTCACAAGCTCTAAGAGTAAGGTATAAACCAGCATCTAATATGTGTCGAGTAGCAACATTTGATTGAGCTACCGCTAATTTTTGTAAACCTAATAATGCGTCTTTATCTGGATTACTACCATCTCTAGCTTCATTTAACCCCGTTACATCTCTTATCATTTGTAAGTAATATTGATACGTCTGAATAAGACTTTGTATTTTGGCCATGCCATTATTACTATTAAGCTCTTGGATAGGTATTTTACCTGGATTGATGTCGCCATCTTGTGTCATAGAACGACCTACAATAGAACCAGTTTGAAAATACATATTTAAAGCTTCTTTAGGATTGTAACTTGTTCCACTACCTAAATCAACCTCTGCTAAACCATCTACATCTAAATACACACCATCTGGTACTATGCGAGATAAAACCTGCTGTAGCTTTAACGATGTTAATTGTATCATGTCAGCAAAAGTAATCATTCTTTCTACTAAAGATGTTATTCTACCTTTGTAAATATCAGGAGCACAAATGACATAATTCATATTAACCTTGCTTAAGTTAGACTTAGGTCGGGTCATATTTTCTGCCACTTTCCATTGTAGCATTATAGGGTGTCCTAATATTTTTGCACCATGATACAATACTTCTATTGATCTACTAACTCTTTCAAAGCCGTCGTTTGGAGGTGGCGCGAAAGTATCAGGTTTTTCTAATGCTTTTTCTAATCCATTAGCAGTTTGTTTTATTTTAAACACTTGATCAGCGTATGTTTTGTATTCAAAATAAAGAACTTGAACAGTGTCATCATCTCTATTACCCCTGTAGTTTCTTCTATAATTAGTATTACCTGGAAATTTTTGAATTTCTTTTAACTCGTCGTCTGTTAAGTTTGGAAATTCTTTTTTTAACTCAGGTAAACTTATATTTTTTACTTCACCAACATAATATATATCTTCAAAGTTTGGATCATCAGTATATGAATAAACTAAATTAGCTGGGTCTACATAGTCTACTACAACACCATTAGCTTGATTCCAACTTGTTTTAACGCAGCCTATACCAAGTTCAACTAAATCCTTATAAAATCTTCTTTTTGTTAATTCATACTTGTTTCTATCTAATGTGTTATTTATAGCTTCCTCTTCAGCTATTTCTATAGACTGCTTATAATCTAATTGTAAGTGTATTTCTAATTCCTCTTCGTTTTGTGGAACATTATCATTGTGATCAACTTCAGATATATCTAAACCCATTTGAACCTTTACCTGGTTCATAAAATCTCTAGTTACAATATTTTTATGTAGTTTTGTTGCGTATGCTGTTCTCTTTTTTTGAGAGGCAGGATCTTGAGCGTATGCTTTAATATCATATATTTTTTCAGACATTCCATTAACAACTATATCCACAAACTTAGGTATAACTGGTACAGGTGTCCAATCTAAGTTTAAATAAGATAAATCTCCATTTATAGACAATTCATCTTTATATTTTTGTATAGATTGTTCTCCTCGCGCGTATAACCTTCTTCTGTGAAATATATTATAGTTATTAGAATATCTTGCTCCTCCAACGCCAGAAGCCCACCATTCACCTTCTATAGCTCTACCTACTGCTAAACCATAGTCAAGTGACATTTTCTCTTCTTGAGGTACTACCTGATCAGGAAATGAACTTTGAGAATTTGTGTAAATCATTTATTAAAGTATTTTTGAAAGTGATCCATCGTTATTATATTTTTTAAAACCTAAATCAATTTTTTTAACTGTTCTTGAAGCTATTGGTTTATACTTGTTTTTATTGCAAGCCATTATAGCTAAACCAGAGCTGATAGATGCATCGTGTTTTGTTCTATTATTTATATCAAAGTGAGCCCAATCCTCTAAAGTATCTTGATGGTACATATCTCCGTATTTATCATTTCTAAAACCTACATAATTATCTATGTAAGCTTCTATAGCCGCTGCATGAGCTTGCTTAATATCTTCGCTAGAATTAGGTATTCCACCTATTTCTTTTTCAGTAACAGAAAGCTTATTCCAAACTTTGTCTGGCCTAGTCATACTAAAACCTCTATAACCTCTTCTTTTTAAATAGTATAATAATCTTGGTTTATTATTTTCTGCTAACAATGGCATGCCATAAAATATTAATGCCATTAAAACGTCTTCAAAAAATATTTCAGCTGTTTGTGGTCTTGAAATATATTCTAAAAAAAAGTGATTTGGTGGCGCATCTTCCATAGAGAATTTTGTTAATCCATGAAGTGATCCTTTAGAGCCGCGACCATCAACAGTACCGCTAATATCATAAGAATCACAACCAAATGCTCCAATGTGTTCGTTACCAGGTTTTTTAACTCCATTATGTATTATTACGTTATTTTGAAGTTTTTTAGGAGGTATCCACGAAATATTAAATCTACCACTATTGTTTGGCATAAAAATAACCTTAGTATCTGGAACTCCATCAACCCATTGAAAATTACCTTTAGTAACATTAGCTTTATTATTTAACTCTTCGTTGTAATCTATTTGTTCGTATATTTTAGTTAAATTAAACAAAGAAGCTTTTGTCTCATCTCTAAATGCATGTTTTTCAGTTCGTGGAAACTGTCTATAGTATTCATTTAAACTTTCTTGATCACTTTTTAATCCATCAACTTCGTTTTCCCAGTGTTCAATAACTCCAATTGTAATTTGGATACCATCGATTCCGATTTTTGGATTTTTTGGCGTAACGAATACAGGTAATCCAAAAGTATCCATGAATCCTTCGTAGTTCCATTCCATAGGGATGAAAAGAGAGTAGAGGCCAGAACTTGTTTGTCCATTTCTATTTCTTTTTGTAACGTCTGAATTGTAGTAAAGTTTTTTGAAGTTGTTTCCACCTTTATCTAACGCGTTTGAAGTTGAGCCCATCATACACTTGCCTACTATTCTTCGGCCTAGTCTTAGTGTAGTTTTTGTAACTCTCCAGTTGTTTAATATATTGTCTGGTCGTTCCCATTTTCCTGATTCGTCGTGTGCTAATATTTTTAATTTCTCACCATCGTAAGAGTTGTCCCCCGTGTTTTTCCAGTCTATAGTTGTATCAAGACCTTGTAATTCTTTTAGTTTTACGTTATCATCTAATTTTCGTCTAGTAAGCTTTGAAGCTGGGACTCTATACGCCAACTCGGTTTTAGGACGATCCATACCATCCTGGATGGGTTTAAAGAAAAACGGATAGTTAACGGATATTGGTACGACTTTGTCGGTAAACATTTTTTTAGCATCTGCTCCAGTTTTAGATAAGATACCGAATCTAGCGTCAGACGATATTGTTGCCTGGTTGACCAATTCAGCTGACGACATAAAGCTAAATCCACTCCGTCTGTTTTTAAGATAGCACATTCCATAGCACCTGTTGTCCGCTTTACAAGCTTCCCAGAATATAAAGAAGAGTCTATTTGCCTCTCTGTAATCGGCTGCACCAACATCAATCTTTGACCATTGCAAATACATGTAGTGAGTCCCAGTAATATAAGTAGGGTTACCGTTGTTATAAAACCAGTAACCTTCTTCTCTTTTTCTAAACTCATTATCTATATAATCATACCATTTTTCCTTAAAATCTGTAGGATGTTCTTCCCAATCAAATCTAGTTTTTATTCTACTTAAAGCTTTTGGGTATTCTTGTTTTTCCCAGTACTGTTCCTTTTTAACTTCGCTTCGTTTAAAAGGTTGGTCTTCTGCCGGTAATGCAATACGAAGGTTTTGTATTTCAATGATCTGTCCAATTTGACCTGTTTTACTAATAACTACAAAGTCATAATCCGCATTATAACCATACTCCCATTTTTTATACCTATTATGCTTTTTAAGTATTTTAGGATTAACTATATTATTTAACTCTTTCCACAGTGTTTGACTATAACTCACCTGCTCCTCCCTTCAGCAAAACCTTTAAAAGTTTTTTCTTCTTTTTCTTTTTTAGGTTTTTCACTTAACTTTTCCTCTTCTTCTTGTATTCTAGTAAGTATTTCAAAAGCGTCAAATATAGCTAATTTTTTTGTTGCAGCTGCGTTTTTTAATCTATCAGCTGTAACATCTTCACCTGTATCCACAATAGGTTCTTTAGCTACTTTTATTAATTCTTTAACTGCTAACTGCCCAGCTTGTATTATATTCTTCTTCGTCTCCTTTATATTCATGTTTTACTAGTATATCTTTTGATTTCATACAATATAATAATTCATTATCTATGACAAACTCCCATTGTCTTAGATCTGGAAAACTAACTAAATCCCCTTCAAATAAATTTAATGATTCTAGTTGTTCATTTCCATATTTTAATATACCTAGATTAGGAATTATTTTTTCTCCTAATTTTTTAGATTTTAAAGGTTTTATAAAACACCTGTTTAAAAAAGCTTTATTAACACCATTATTATATAAATAAATTTGATCTGGAGAGCAAAAATATAAATCTTCTTTAAAGTAAGATCTACTGTTTTGTTGTTTACCCTTCATATTATAAAATCTTCTAAAAACGTTATGGTGAATATATACTAAATCACCTTTATTAATAGGGAAATTATATGCTTTGGGAACACTAACTACAATAGCTTTTTTACTTATAATTTTAAATTGTTCTATTTTAGTATTTAAAATTAACTCTTTATCTCCAACTTTTTTTTTATTATTATATCTTTCTTCACATGGTTTAACTATATAGTCATATAAACTATTCATTATAACTTAAGTTATATTCTACAGCTATAGCCATATTACTATTAAATCTTTTCCATGGTAAAATTTCATCATCTTTTTTGATATAAATAGAATATTCACCACTAGCGTCATTATTTAGTATATCGCATATAGTGTGACCACCATAAACTTCTTGACCTACAGAATAATGCATAGCATCATTTTTATAATCAGAACCAATGCTTATTTTTCTAATCTTATTTGACATCTGTTGGTTCTTTTGCAATTTTAAGTTTATCAATATCTTCTTCTTTTATCTCAGTATATTCTCCAGTTTCAACATTAATGTTTATTTGACCATATTCAGCTTCTAATACTGATTTAAAATCTTCTACAGTTTTATTGACTTCACCAAACTCATGTAGCAAACCATGTTTTTGAGCAGATACATAACCTATTTGATTTAGTAGATCATTTAATTTTTTTTGTTGTTCTTGAATTGTTTTTAGATGTTCTTCTGATATTTTTTTCATTTGATTAAATTTAATTATTATTTATTTTTTATTTGGTATAGTGTTGGTATTTCCATTAACTGGCATTAGAATAATACTAATATTTCAGCCTCTTCTACACCCAATTTTTCTTCCTCTTCATCAACAGCATCGCAAATAGTTAAGCATAAAATAGGTAAAAATGTTCCAGCTGGTATGTTTGTGTAAGAAGCTTTATTACCACTTTCCATAATAACATCTAATTTCTTTAAAGCTTGTCCTATGTATAACGACGCTCCTGGATTGAAAGTTGCGTGTTCGCATTTAGTTTCTCCTTCTTCTGCTTCTGGATCACAAACCCATTTTACAATTTTCTTTTGCATTAATGATGAAGGATTAGCTTCGTAACCTACCACCCCACTAAGATCCTCAACTTGTTTCTCAGTTAAAATTCTATTTTCCATTGGACTAAAAGGACATCCATAATTCCACTCACTGAAACTTACAGCATCTACTTGCACAAAACCTGTTGAATTAGTACCAGCAGTATATGTTGAAGACTCTTCCCATATAACAGTTAATATATCACCTACGCTATACATCGTTCCTGTTCCGCAACCATCTTCACATAGATCTACTGTAAGTATTTCTCCAGATGCACCTGTTGTTACTACCTGTACTGTAGCGCCATAACCTCCAGTTGTCTCGTTATATGTTCTATAACATTTACCGTTTTCAAATCCAGTTCCAGGATCTCCTTGCCCTGTAAGTACGTCAAAACCTTTTGCACCGGCATACATACAGCCAGGTAAATCTTTCAATTGCACAGCGTCGTGAGCAAATACTCTTGGTTGTTTTAGTGTTGTTCCTATTACACTCATAATTTTTATTTTCTAATTTTTGTAATTTTTTCAGCACCACGACTTCCGAAGTATGCTACATAAACCGTTATAAGTAAAGCTTCTAATAATGAAACCCACCCTGTTTTTATTTCTAATAGTACTGTTGAATCTAATACTATAAATATTGTCATGGCTAAAGTAAGATATATTAGCGTCATAG